TGTTGAAGGTTATGATTATACAGTCGATTACAACTATGCGAGTGGTACTGTAATCATAAAATCAATCGGAGCAAACAGGATCACCGGAGCAGTCGGTGCGAGCTATCTGGAGGTAGACTTTGATGGAATCAATGCTGATGCGATCATAGGAAGTGTGACGGCAGATGGCGAATATTCAGGACTGGGGGCACTGCAGCTGCTTTACCAGGAGCAGTATCAGGTCTGCAACCTGTTAATGGCACCCGGATGGAGCCATATACCGGATGTGTATAATGCAATGCTGACAGCATCGGAGCAGATCAACGGCCATTGGGATGCGTTCGTTCTTGCAGATATTCCTTTGGAAGCAGGTGAAAACGAAGAAAAGATATGTATAGAAACTATTTCCGAGGCAAAAGCATGGAAAAAACAGAACGGATATAACAGCGAACGCAGCAAGGTATTCTGGCCGCAGGGCAGGGACAACACAGGAAAAGTGTACCATTTGTCTACGCTGGCAGCAGTCGAGTTTATGCGCACGGATCATACCCATGCGTCAGTCCCGTTTGAGACATGCGGAAATAAGCGGGTACCGATTGCCAGACAGTATTTTGGGGAGACGTCCAGAAACAGGGGATTTGACCAGATCACCAGCAAGGAACTGACGTCAAATGGCATAAGCACCTGTGTATTCTGGGGTGGTAACTGGGTGCTCTGGGGAGACCATACGGCTGCATATACATATGGTGCAGATGTAGATCCAAGAGCTATATTTGATGTTTCTATGCGTATGCTATTTCATATAACAAACAGTTTTCAGCGGGAGTGGGGGACAACGATAGATGAACCCTTCACAAAACAGCTTAGAGACAGGATTATAAACAGAGAACAGGAAAAGCTTGATGCGCTTGTGGCGCAGGGAGCACTGATTGGAAAACCTACGGTGTTGTTTCTGGAGTCTAACAACAGTACAGACGATATGATGAATGGTGACTTTAGATGGGATATTCCTGTGACACCTACACCGCCATTGAAAAGCGCTACAGTGTATGTTGCCTATACCGATGAAGGTTTTTCTGCGTACTTTGATGAGGAGGGATAAATATGCCAGTAGTGACAGATATCAGAGGGCCTGTAAACGGTACGACCGTATATATAAATGGTGTCCTTGTTGCCAGAAATACAACGATTACGTTGCCAGAGATAACGCACGTGACAGCAACAGTACAGGCTGCACTGGGAGAACATGAAGTACCGCTGTTTGGACTTGTGGAATCTATGGAAGCAACCATTAAAAAGATAGGAGCGGATTCGGGACTTGCAAAGGCTTTGGGGATGGAGACAAAAACATATGAATTTCGATGGGCTCAGCAGGTAACGCCAATTAATGAGGCTGACCGCGTTGAAGGCTGCAAGGCGTTTATCCGTGGGATACCTAAAATTGCAGCACCATCAATAGAGGTTAGCCCAGGAGAATCCATTGAGGTAGACATTCCGCTGTCAGTAACCCGGTATCAGCTTTTTGTGGCTGGGAGTGAACTGTTAATGGTAGATAAACTGGCAGGTATTTGTAAGATTAATGGAGTAGATTATGCAGCTGTCTTGAACAGCCTGTTATAAGTTTAATATTTTGGAGGATTTTTGAAGTGAAAGAAAAAATAAAATTTAGAAATCCTGTTTTGATTAATGGGAACAGTTACAAAGAACTGGAATATGACTTTGATGAAATTACCTGTGAAGATTATGCAATGGCTGCTGCCTGTGCAGATGCAAGAGCATTAGATGCATCACGGCAGGGAAAGGCAGGCGCGCCAATTATGGAGCAAAATGTGAATCTGCATCTGTATTTAGGTATGTTTGCCATTATAGCGGCAAGCAGAGAAACAATAGATATTTCCGACTTGGAACGTATCAAAGGCCCTGATTTGGTAGAGGTTACAAAAATGGGAAGAAATTTTATAGCAGGGAGATTGGAGGAACCCTCAGAGCAAAACAGCTCAGAAGGGCAATCCGAAGTTACTCCCGCATCTACCACACCGGAATAAAAGAAATCGAGAAAATGAGCATGATAGCATTTCTCAAAGAGTTTGCGGAGGCAGTGGAAGACATTAATGAGGAAAACGAAAAGCAAAAAAGAAGTCTGCAAGCTGCAAAGGGGCAGAACAGGAGAAGGAGGCGCAGATAACGGATGGGAAAAAACAAGACGCTGGAAGCGATTATCAGTATTGCAGGCCAGCTTGACCCGTCACTTGCCCGGACAATCAGCAATGTGCAGGAACAGATCAGCGGCGTACAGGAACAGGTAGGAAACACACAGAAACATTTCAGCGGGTTAAAAGTCAGTATAGCAGCGATTTCAACTGTAACAGCAGCGGCAACGGCGGCTGTCGTTAAATTTGGCGTAGATGCAGCAAAAAGTGCGGCAGCGTTTGAGACGCAGATGGCAAATGTTTCTACATTGCTGGATGGAGAAGCGGAAGTCGTAGCAGAAAGAATCGGCGAGCTTGGAGATGATGTACTGGCAGTGTCGAATAAAACCGGAGTTGGAACAGATGAGCTGACGGATGGACTGTATCAAATCATATCGGCTGTCGGTGACAGTGAAGATGCGATTGCTCAGATGGAGCTTGCAGCGAAAGCGGCAGCGGCTGGAGGGGCAACCACGACAGATGCAATCAATCTCCTGACAGCAGTAACAAAAGGATATGGGGATACTTCGGGGGAAGCATTCCAGAAGGCATCTGACTTATCCTTTATGACAGTGAAACTGGGCCAGACATCATTTCCAGAACTTGCAAGTTCTATGGGAAAAGTAGTTCCACTGGCCTCTGCGCTGGGGGTGGAGCAGGAAGAGCTGTATGGTGCATTTGCAACGCTTACAGGTGTAACGGGAAGCACTGCAGAAGTATCAACACAAATGAAGGCTGTCATGTCTGGTTTGATGAGTCCAACTGACGGAATGACAAAGGCATTAAAATCACTGGGATATGCAAATGTAAATGCGGCATTGGAATCACTGGGACTGCAAGGGACATTGGATGCATTAGGAAGTACTGTAAATGGTGACACGCAGGCACTTGCCAAAATGTTTTCATCCGTAGAAGCACAGACCGCAATACTTGCGTTGTCAGGGTCACAGGCTGAAAACTTCACTGAGAAGACAGCGGCAATGTATGAGGCAACGGGTGCAACAGAAGCGGCATTTGCAAAGCAGACAGATACCTTGGAATATACAATACAATCCATAAAAAATCTTGGTAAAAATTTTATGACAAGCATCGGAAGGACAATATTACCGATTGTAAAGGATATTGCGCAAAAACTTCTGCCTGTTGTTCAGACAGGACTGGAACATATACAGCCAATTATTGAAAACCTGTATGCTGCATTAACGCCAGTCATCGATGTAGCAGGTGATTTTATTTTGGGGCTTATGCCAGGCTTCGAGGGAAAGCTTAACACAATGTGCGGGCTGTGGGAAAGAATGCAGCCCGTGCTGGGAGAACTGGCAAAGCAGTATCTGCCAGTATTTCAGAATGTTTTAGGAAAGGTTGGCGGTTTGTTTGAGACAATCGCTCCTTCAGTATCGCAGTTTGTTGATTCCCTTTTGCCTGTAATGGCACAGCTTCTGTCAACACTGGCTCCGATTATAAAAACAGTAGTAGATTCATTAAGCCCGGCATTTGACATGATAGGAAGTCTTGTATCTTCCATGCTTCCAGCTCTGGCAGAACTGATAGGATTTCTTGCGGATGTATTCCAGGCGGCAGCACCGTTAATATCTCAAAGAATTGCGGAAGTGCTGGATACTGTGGTTGCTATAGTAGGAAATATCATAGGCGTTTTCACGGGGTTATGTGATTTTATTACAGGTGCTTTTACTGGAAACTGGGAAGCAGCATGGAACGGAGTAGTATCAGCACTTGCCAATATTATCAAAGGTATAGCGAGGGTTGCAATGGCGTTTATAAGCCCTGTAGTTGATATCATTAATGCGGTTATAACAGGTATTAATGGAATTGTTATCCCTGACTGGGTGCCCGGTGTGGGTGGTAAATCTCTTAATATTCCAACAATTCAGCTTCCGGAGTTTGCAGAAGGTGGATTTACGGAGGGTGTGTCAATTGCAGGAGAGGCAGGAACAGAAGCAGTCATATCCTTTGCCAGTGCACACAGGGATGAAAACATAGGCTACTGGTCAGAAGCAGGGCAGATGCTTGGAGTTGACATGCGGATGCTGGAGGTAGCAACGGCTGTGGCATCTGTATTCAATGACAGGTTGGCAGCAGATATACCATTTTATGCCAGTGGAGGATTTACACAGGGATTGTCATTCGCAGGAGAGGCAGGAACAGAAGCAATTATATCTTTTGACAGGGCATACAGGAATGAAAATCTGAGCTATTGGGCCAGAGCGGGGCAGATGCTTGGAGTTGATGACTCCATGCTAAATACGTTTGAATCAGGTGCGTCAAGCCGCGAAAATATTACATTTAATATAACATTTTCTCCACAGATCAC